TGGCGCTACCTACGTCAACATCGGATCCTTCATCGACGACCGATTGAAGAAAAATTTCGGCGCTCGTCTTGTCAACTGCGAGCACGTCCTCTGCTTGGTCTTGGATGATGTGATGACCAAGTCCAAGGTGCCGCCGTTGCCTCCTAGTTGGATCATGGAGACGTCGCTGGGGAACTACCAATACGGCTACGTGTTCTCGCTGGACGACCAACCCACCAAGGGCGACTTCGATGCGGCCATCAAGGCGATCGCGGTGGCTGGCTTTACTGATGCCGGTGCCGTTGGCGCAGCGCGTAACGTACGTCTGCCTGGCTCGGTCAACTTGAAGCCTGGTCGTAATGTGTTTGAGTCTCGTTTGGTGGATTTTCACCCCGAGAGCCTATTCACCCTGCCCCATATCTGCGCGGCGCTGGGTGTGGTGCCTGGGCCTGCTGACTCAGACACCCGCCGCGCGGCTACGCTGCTCGACGATGGCGGCGATGACGTGCTGGCTTGGTTGGACCAGAATGGCCACCTCCTCAGTAAGAGGAACGACACCTGGTATGACGTAGTTTGCCCAAACGCGCATGAGCACTCCGACGGTAACGCGGCCGCAGGGTATGCACCCGCCACCCGGTCGTTCTGCTGCCACCATACTGATGGTAAGACTTTCAAAAGCGCTGATTTCCTAGCGTGGGTTGTCGAGCAGGGCGGCCCCTCAGAGGTGCATGGTCTGCGAGATGAGCTGCTTGTTGCTGCAATGTCTGCTGCGCTGAGTCGGCTGACACCCACGGCTGCCTTCCCAAACGTAGCCCCCGCAGTTATTGCCGACGTGGCTGCGGGGGTTAAGAAAGCCGAGAAGGGTCGGGTAGACCGTGAGGGCTGGTTCTCTCGCTACGCGTACATCTGCGAGGGGGACATGTACTTTGACGTTGAGACCCGGCGCGAGATAGCCCGCTCGACGTATAACGCGATGTACCGGCACACCGCCTGCAGGTCCATTCATGGCAAGAACCCAAAGATCGAGGCGTCCGTCTACTTCGACGAGCATCGTGAGGAGGAAGGCGCTCACATGCTGGTGTCGGTGACCTACGCGGCGGGCGAGCCCACGTTCGCCTTGCGCGGTGGTGAGCTGTACGGGAACCGTTGGCGCAACGCCCGGCCTGCGACCGTGGTGGGGGACGCTACCCCATGGCTGGCGCACGTCAAGAAGCTGATCCCGATCGAGTTTGAGCGTGAGCACCTGCTGGACGTGCTGGCGCATAAGGTGCAGTTCCCGGCCCATAAGATCAACCACGCGGTTCTGCTGGGCGGGCTGCCAGGCTGCGGCAAGGACACGCTGTTCGCACCATTCATCTGGGCGATCGGTGGCCCTGAGCAGATCAACTGCAAACCCATCAAGTCAGAAGAGCTCATGTCGCAGTGGGGCTACTCGCTGGAGCGTGAGGTGATGTTCATCCAGGAGCTTAGGCAAAATGATGCAAAAGATCGGAGAGCGCTGGAGAACTACCTCAAGCCCGTCATCGCGGCCCCACCAGAGTACCTGTCCGTGAACCGCAAGGGCCTGCACCCCTACGACATTTTGAACCGCGTGCTGCTGGTGGCGCAGTCCAACGAACGGGCGGCGATCTCGTTGCCCACCGAGGATCGAAGGTGGTTCTGCCTGTGGACAGACGCCCCACGGATGACGGACGCCGAGGGCACCTCGCTGTGGAACTGGCTCAAGCACCAGGGTGGGCTCTCCGCGGCCGCACACTGGCTGCACAACCGGGACGTGTCAGCTTTTAACCCTGGGGCCACGCCGCCAAAGACAGATGCCAAGGCACTATTGGTTGAGCAAGGCATGTCCGGCGCGGAGGCTTTCCTGGTCGATCAGATCACCCGCGGCGTCGGCGAGTTTGCGTGTGGCGTGGTCGGCTCGCCGTTCTTCGCGCTGTGCGATCGGGTGCAGGGTATGACAACCACCAAACTCTACCCGCAGGCCCTGTTGCATGCCCTCAAGGAGGCGGGTTGGATAGACAAGGGCCGAGTGCATGCGGCGGATTTAGGCAACAAGCACGTGTTCTGCCGACCAGACAAAACAGGGATGTCGAGCTCAGAACTGCGAAGAGCGGTTGTTGTTGTATGACCGAATATGTCCAAAAGATGTCCACGGATGTACAGCTTTTCTGCGCGGTTTGGACATGCGCGGATTTGAGGGCTGGTGCGGCTTACGGGCTGTTTTTCCTACTCAATGTCCAGATGTCCACTGATTTACTACATTAATAGTATGTACGTATATGTGTAGCACCACAGACTGGACAGCAGCAGCCCCGCGTCCGGCTGCAGAAAAAAACGGGTTGGACATTGGACATCTGGACATAAAAGCCGCGCCATGAACGGCGCAGAAAGGTGAGCATGATTGAACAGCAGTGTGCAGACATGGCGCCCGAGTGGGTGGATCTGGAGTTACCGCCCGCTGCTCGGGAGTTCCTGGGGGAGACCTGGGACGCGCTGAAGCCTTTGCTGGCGATCACGGCGGGCAACGTGTTGCAGTTGGAGGTCACGTAATGATGGACAACACCATGCCGGGGGGCATAGACCCCCAGAAAAGGGAAAGCCCGCTGGCAGGCGGGCAATTCACAAACGAATCAAACAACCAGCCGATTTTAACCGGCAGCAAGCCACCCACCAAGTACGTGCTAATCTGGGGTGCGGCGGTACGACCACCCATGGCAAAGTTTGTGTTGGTGGCGCTGGCGAACTACAGCGACGCCGACGGCACCAACATCCGCCCAAGTATCACCACCATTGCGCGACAGTGCGGGCTGTCAACCAAGCAAGCGCGGCGACATGTTCAAGCCCTTGAAACCTGCAAGATTTTGCACGTTACGCGAACGGTGCCGGGGCGCCCAACCGTGTACGCGATAAACCTGCAAATTCTGCACGAATTGACCCCTCCCGCCCATGGGAGGGGCATAAAGGGGCAACCCCTCCCACCCATGGGAGTACACCCCTCCCACGGGCGGGAGTACACCCCTCCCACCCATGGGAGTCAACCCTATCTTGACCCTGACGAAGTCAGGGGAGAAGAGAGGGAGGGCGGTAAACCGCCTCCCCCGCCGGGGGCGGGGTCGGCTTTACCGCCGGGTGTGGATATGGTTCTTTGGCAAAAAGTGGCTGAGATCAACCCGAAGCGCAACATGGCCGCGATCGGTGCGGCGGCGCGAGAGTATTTGGCCGCTGGCGTACCCGCCGAAACAATCACCACCGAACTGGTGGAAATGACAAAGGCTATCAACGCCTATAAGGTGCGTTTTAGTTTACGGTTGCCTCGGGTGCCAGTCACCCGAACAAAGCGCACCACGGCCCGTTTGGGTGCCTTGGTGAACGGCCCTGGGTTCAACACCCGACCACCCGGCGGCACAGACTACAGCCCGCAGTGGGGTGAGACATGAGGGCGGGTGACATGGATGACGAAGGGTACGAATGGCTGGCAGCACGGCGCGACTATGCCGAATTTATCGCCACCACCTATGCAGGGGTGCCGGGGTATCTGAACTTGGTGTCGGGTGACAAGATCATCGAAGCGGGGGAGTTTGCCGGGTTGACAGAGCGCGAACGCGACACCGTGCCATGGGTTGTCATGGATAAAAAAATGGGTGTTCCCGTACGTGGCGACGCCGACAACGCGGCCGTGTACTGGGATTTGCGTTACCGCAGTCTTAAAGACCCGGTAGGTTACGCGGCGCTGGTGGAACGGGAAAACCGCAACATTCGAGACTGGGCGGTGAAATTCGGGCCGCCGGGTATTTATGCGAAGGCTAGGTTTGATAATTTTATTGTGACAACACCCGAGCAAGACTATGCCCGAAAAGGGGTGTATTGCTGGCCTGTACACCCCGATGACTTTGCGCTCGACTTCAGCGAACAACGGAGGTACACCAACATGGTAATTGCAGGTCATTGTGGCACCGGAAAAACGCACCTGTTGGCGGCACTGTTCAACAAGGAATCACGGGGTGAGGGCAATACGCCCCTGCAGTACGCCCAGTTCAACCAGAGGAAAGCAAGGGTCCTGAGCGCTAGACAAACGGCCGCAGCTGAGGCGCACGCGGAATCCCTGGGCGAAGGCTATACGCGACTGATGTATGCCCGGTTCCATGCGGAATCAGGGTGTGAAGGTGGCCCGGTGTTCATACGTTGGGCTGACCTGGTGAAACTTTTCAAGGCTAAGGGTGCCGACACTGCCTTTCTGTACGACGCATATGGAACTGGTGAAATAGGATGGCCCTACGATATATATGAGGGCGTGGGTGACACCCTACTGATCGACGATATAGGCGTGGATAGGGATGCGTTTTCGGCTGATGTGTTTGGTGAGATTATCGACCGACGGGTGACCAACGGCCTAAGCACCATCGTGACCACAAACCTGAACGACGATGTCCTCCTGACGTGGCTTGGTGAACGTGCCGTATCGCGTTTGTCGGGAGCGTGCAAGCGGGTGCAGGTCACAGGTGACGACTTCAGACGAAGGGTGCGGTAGCCGTTACCGGGTAACGGGCAAAGACCAATCGCCGTGCAGGGGCACTGCTTGTCCGTCAGTTCCGCAATCTCACGCGACACCTGAAAGACGAAAAGCGGCGGACGTGCCTGCTGATCTGGTTCGGCAACTGCAGCGGCTTCAAAGATTCACAACACAACATTCCCGTTACGCAGTAACATCGCCTCATCACCGTTACGCGGTAACGACTTAACAATGGGTTAACGATGGCGCAAACCAATGCACAACGACAAGCAGCCTACCGGACGCGGCACTTGAAGGATGAAAACGGCATGAGCGAACGAATCAGCCTGGTGGTTGACGTTCACACCAAACGAGCCTTGGAGCGGCTCGCAACCCATTACGCAGTAACGCAACAGGCCATGCTTCAAACCCTGATAAAGGATGCCGAGAAAGCTCTGATCGACAGCCTGACGGCAACCGAACAGGCCATCTACCACGACAGAAAACCCGTTACGCGATAACGCAGATTGGATTCAACATGGCAACCAAACGAAACACCACTGAGCTGATCCGAGGCCATGCCACCCACAGACGCACAGAGGGCGATTACATGGACACTTTGCTCGATACCGTCAGCCTAGTGGACTGGCAAGACATAGTGAAGGGCGCGGCTGGCAGCACAAAAGTCCATTCAAGGAGATGAACCATGCTGACTTCAAAACAAGAATCGTTTTGCCACGCCATTGTGTCTGGCATGAGCCAGGCCGACGCTTACCGTGCGGCATTCAGCGCCGGCAAGATGAAGGCAGAGACGATCCAGGAAGAAGCGTCTAGGCTGATGG